AACGTTCTCCTAGTCAGGTCTAAGGCGGCGAAGTCGAAAGGAGAAGAAGAGTATATGCATCGTGGCGTTGCAACTCGGACATTCGCCAGAGGATTCAACTTGAGTGATGATGTTGAACTTGGAACAGTGACTTTTAATAATGGTATGCTTGTGATAGAATTACGGAAGATTATTCCTGACCACCAAAAACTTAAAATTTATGACATCCAAGATTAAACAAATCCTGCGTCATCCTGTCACTCATTTTAATGTGTTGGTGGTAGGTTTCCTTTTTATTATTCAATCTATGCATACTCACGCTCACTACACTATGAGTCTTGATGCTGATAGTTACGTTCGTAACTTCTGCAAAAAGAATCTTGAAAAGTGTGAGAGGATTATTTCCGACTTAGATTAGTGTATACATAGTGTACAACCAAAGAGACCTCCCAGCGGGGTCTCTTTTTATTGGAGGTACTCTATGCAGATGTATTATGATTGTTGCCCTCCTGGGTTTGACGGTGACAGGGACATATTGACTGTGGAACTTCCTTCTGCTATTATGGAAGAAGTTGCACAGTACGCCCGCGCCATCGCCTATGAGAAAGGTGTAAAAGAGCAACGTGTCCTTAAGGATATTGTTCGCAAATCTATTCAAACTATCGAAAATCAAAGTTATGACCGTAAGAATCGCAAGGCTAAGAAGTGGTGAGGATGTCATCGCTGATATCCGTGAGGTGACTAAGAAGGACGATGACCAAGAACGTGCGCTAGCATTTCAGTTCATCTTTCCCTACAACGTAGACATTCAGGACAAGTTTGCTTTCCTTGCTGAGGGTACAACAGAAGAGTCTGAAGCACTTGCTCAACCCTCTATCATCCTGTATCCTTGGATGCCTCTGTCCGCACAGAAAGAAATCTTTGTCCGTCTGGATGAAGTCGTCAGCATTTATGATGCTCACTCTGCAGTGACAGAGAAATACTATGAACTCCTCGAACAAGTAATTACCAAAAATGGAAAATCTGAAGGTACTGATACTGAAGAACGGACGGATGAACCAGTACCTGCTGGGGCAACTGACTGAATTGGATGAGGAACCTAGTCTCCTCGTTGAAAATTGTTATCTTATCGTGAGCGATACGGAGCTCGACCCCTTTCCGTGCTATACTGCACAGAGAGACTTGTTCCTGCCAAGCGATAGTGTCTTCACTATCCTGGACCCGTCGCCAGTCATTACCGACCTGTACAAGAAGACTATTAGTAAATGAATTTCTACACCAACGTTCAACTCCTCGGTGATACTGTTCTTCATCGTGGGTATGGTGCTAGTGGGGAGAGACTTGAGTATCGCACTCACTTCTCTCCCACTTTATTTTTGACCACTCCTAAGGAGAGTAAGTTTCGTACTCTTGATGGTAAGTATGCTAAACCCATCAAGTTTGATTCTCCTAGGGATGCCAGGGAGTTTGCTGCAAAGTACGAGCAGGTAGAGAACGTACAGGTGTGTGGATATGAACGATTCATTTACCAGTATATCGCCAAGGAGTTCCCTGGTGAGATTGACTGGGATATGTCTGTCATGAATATCTGGGCAATCGATATTGAGGTTGCTTGCGAGAACGGATTCCCCAACGTTGAGGAATCTGCTGAGGAGATTCTTTGTATTACGATGAAGAATCTGATGACGAAGAAGTGGGTTTGCTGGGCAACTAGGGAGTTCACTCCTCCAACTGATATTGATATCCAGCATAAAATCTTCTGGACTGAGCATGAGATGCTAGAAGATTTCGTTACATGGTGGACACAGAACACCCCTGATGTCATCACGGGATGGAACTGCAACCTGTACGATATCCCGTATATCTGTCGCCGTGTTAGCCGTGTCCTGGGTGATAAGTGGATGAAGTCTCTGTCCCCTTGGAATCGGGTGAACGAGCGTGAGATTGTCATCATGGGTCGCAAGAACATTGCATACGATGTTCTTGGTGTATCAATCCTAGACTACTTGGACTTGTATAAGAAGTTTACTTATACTAACCAGGAGTCCTATCGACTAGACCATATTGCCCACGTTGAACTGGGTAAGAGAAAGTTAGACCACAGTGAGTATGAGAACTTCAAGGACTTTTATACTCGCGACTGGCAAAAGTTTCTAGAGTACAACATCCAAGACGTTGAACTTATCGACCTTCTGGAAGATAAGATGAAGTTGATTGAACTTGCTTTGACCATGGCGTATGATGCTAAGGTCAATCTGGAGGATGTGTACTCTCAGGTTCGCATGTGGGATACGATGATTTATAATTATCTGCTCCCTAAGAACATCGTTGTTCCACCTCGCAAAGGTGCTAACAAAGATGAGAAGTATGCTGGTGCATATGTTAAAGAACCTAAGCCTGGGTTGTATGATTGGGTTGTGTCGTTTGACCTCAACTCTCTATACCCCCACCTCATCATGCAGTACAACATCTCCCCAGAAACTCTTGTTGAAAGGAGGCATCCTCAAGCAACCGTAGAGCGTCTGTTGAATCAGGAGATTGATATCACTGGTGAGTATTGCGTCTGTGCAAACGGTGCCCAGTACCGCAAAGATATCCACGGGTTTCTACCCGAAATGATGAAGAAGATTTACGATGAAAGAAAAATCTACAAGAAAAGGATGCTTAAATCCAAGCAGTCCCTTGAGAATGCCAAGACACCTGCAGAGACCGTGGCACTACAAAAAGATGTTGCTCGATTCAACAACATCCAAATGGCAAGAAAAATCCAACTCAACTCTGCCTATGGTGCAATCGGAAACCAATACTTCCGATACTACAATCTGGCAAATGCTGAGGCGATTACCCTCTCGGGTCAAGTCTCGATTCGTTGGATTGAAAATCAAATGAATCAGTACCTGAATAAGGTACTCAAAACTGACGGCAAAGATTATGTTATTGCTTCTGATACTGATTCTATCTACCTCAATCTTGGTCCTTTGGTACAAGGTGTATTCAAAGGACGAGAGAAGACTAATGGGAGTATTGTGTCGTTCCTTGATAAGGTGTGTTCTGTGGAACTCGAACCTTTTATTGACCGCTCTTATGAGGCCCTGGCAACGTATGTTGGGGCGTATGAACAGAAGATGCAAATGAAGCGTGAGACTATCGCCAACAAAGGTATTTGGACTGCCAAGAAGCGATACATTCTCAACGCCTGGGACATCGAAGGTGTCCGATTTGCAGAACCCAAACTGAAAATCATGGGCATCGAAGCAGTTAAGTCTTCTACTCCTGGTCCTTGCAGGCAGAAGATTAAAGATGCCCTCAAGATTATTATGAATGGAACTGAGGAAGATGTGCAAAAGTTTATTGCCAACTTCCGAGAAGAGTTTCGTAACATGCCTGTGGAGGACATTGCATTCCCTCGTGGTTGTAATGGTGTGACCAAGTGGTCTAATCCTGCCACACTTTATAGCAAGGGTACGCCCATCCATGTTCGTGGTGCTATCCTTTATAATTATTATGTCAAAAAGAACAATCTCACGAGTAAGTATCCTCTGATTCAGGACGGAGAGAAAGTTAAGTACGTTTATCTCAAGACACCGAACAAGATTAATGAGAACGTAATTTCATTCTTCCAGCAGCTGCCGAAGGAGTTTGCTCTTGACAATATGGTTGACCATGAGTTACAATTCGACAAGAGTTTTCTAGAACCCTTGAAGGTCATCCTCGACACTATCGGGTGGAAACCCGAGAAGATTAACACCCTGGAGTTTTTATTCGCATGAACTTTTTACAAGACGTAGCAAAGGAGATTGGTAATGAATATGCAAGTCTTGTCAGCGATGGTGTCGCGGCAGGAGACACTGCTGATTACATTGATACTGGTAGTTACATTTTCAATGCTTTGGTTAGCGGTTCAATCTACGGTGGAGTCCCCTCGAACAAAATCACTGCTATCGCTGGTGAGTCTTCTACTGGCAAGACTTTCTTTTGCCTTGGGATTGTCCAGCATTTTCTTGAATCAAATCCCGATGCTGGGGTAATCTATTTTGAGTCTGAGTCTGCAATCTCTAAAGATATGATTGTGGACCGTGGCATTGATGCTCAACGGATGATGATTGTACCTGTTGCAACCATCGAAGAGTTCCGTACCCAGTCTTGCCGTATCCTGGACAAGTATATGGAACAGAAGGAAGAAGACCGTCAGCCTATGCTGTTTGTTCTTGACTCTCTGGGCATGCTGTCCACGGAAAAAGAAATCAATGATATCGGTGATGGTAAGCAAGTCCGTGACATGACCAAGAGTCAACTTATTAAGGGTGCATTCCGTGTGCTGACTCTTAAGTTGGGTAAAGCAAACGTTCCTATGCTGGTTACTAACCATACATATGATGTGATTGGTTCTTACATGCCCACCAAGGAAATGGGTGGTGGCTCTGGTTTGAAGTATGCATCTTCGACCATCATTTATCTTTCTAAGAAGAAAGAGAAAGACGGTACTGAAGTTGTCGGTAACATCATCAAGTGTAAGGCACATAAGTCTCGTCTCACGAAGGAGAATTCCCAAGTTGAAACTCGTCTTTATTACGACCGTGGACTTGACCGCTATTACGGACTACTGGAACTGGGTGAGAAGCACGGAGTATTCGAGAAGCGAGGGAATCGCATCATTGTTGGTGAATCTGCTGTTTATCCTAAGTCTATTCTTGCTGACCCCGAGAAATACTTCACGCCCGAAGTGATGCAAGCATTGGACGAAGCAGCAGCAATGGAGTTTAAGTATGGCAACTGATTTAGCGGGGTATGTACGGGTCTATGAAGACCTCGTACCCAAAGGTAAGTGTAAAGAGTATGTGGACTTCTACGAGAAGTTCAAAATGTATCATGATAAGATTGAGAATCAAGGAAGACCTAACTTTACTCAACTAAATATCACGGTGCAATCGGAGAAGGCGAAGGAGTTTGAGAACGTACAGAAGGAGTTAGTTGCTTTCTTCAATGAGGGGTTGCGAAAGTATGGAGCAGATGCTCCAGTAACAGACTTTCAATTCCCACCCAGATATGCGTACGAACACATTCGTATCAAGAAATATCGGAACAATGATTTGGACTGCTTTGACCTCCATACGGATGTCGGTGACTTCAATTCTGCCCGTAGGTTTCTTGCTTTCTTTCTTTACCTCAATGATGTTGAAATCGGTGGGGAAACTAACTTCCCCGATTTGAACGTAAAGGTTGCGCCAAAGGCAGGGTCTGTGCTAATATTCCCTCCGATGTGGCCCTGGCGTCATGCTGGTTTGAAACCTGTTACTGGTCCCAAGTACATCGTCGGAAGTTATCTGCATTACCTATGACAGTCGAAACTCTAATTCTCGATAATCTTATCTACGACGAGAATTACTTTCGCAAAGCACTTCCTTTCGTCAAGGAAGAGTATTTTGAGGATGGTGGGTGCAAGATTCTTTGTACTCAGATTCAAGAGTATGCTGAGAAATACAATGAGAGGGCGTCTATCAAGGCACTTCAAATTGATGTTGCAGACCGTAATGACTTGTCTCAAGAACAGTACAAGTCTTTACATACTATCCTCGATAGTCTTTGCTATGAGAACCATGAGGAGCACGAACTCCAATGGTTGCTAGACACTACTGAGAAGTGGTGTAAGGACCGTGCGATTTATCTTGCTCTCATGGAGAGTATTAAGATTGCGGACGGTCAAGATTTCAAACAGGACCGAGGTGCTATTCCCTCCATCCTGTCAGATGCGCTGTCGGTTTCTTTCGACACGCATATTGGTCACGATTACATTCCAGATGCAGATGCCCGCTATGAGTCTTACCATAAAGTCGAATCTAAAATCCCATTCGACCTCGAATTCTTCAACAAAATTACAAAAGGTGGGTTACCTAACAAGACTCTCAATGTCGCTCTTGCTGGTACGGGTGTCGGAAAGAGTTTATTCATGTGCCACATGGCTAGTTCCTGCCTCATGCAGGGGCGCAACGTACTCTACATTACATGTGAAATGGCAGAGGAGAAGATTGCTGAGCGAATTGACGCAAACCTCCTCAACGTAAATATTCAGGATTTGACTGACCTTCCTAAGTCCTTGTTTGATAACAAGATTAAGAACCTTAGTGCTAAGACTCAGGGTAAACTTATAATTAAAGAGTACCCCACGGCATCCGCACATGTCGGTCATTTTCGGTCTCTTCTTAATGACCTTGCTCTTAAGCGGAGTTTTAGACCTGATATTATCTTCATTGATTACCTTAATATTTGTGCATCATCTCGCTACAAGGGAGCAATCGTTAACTCATACACATACATTAAAGCAATTGCAGAAGAGTTACGCGGGTTGGCGGTGGAGTGTAATGTCCCTATCGTCTCTGCTACTCAGACCACTCGTTCAGGCTATGGTAGCTCTGACGTTGACATTACTGATACTTCTGAGTCCTTTGGTCTCCCTGCTACTGCTGACCTTATGTTTGCTCTTATATCTACCGAGGAGTTGGAAGGTATGAATCAGATTATGGTCAAGCAACTTAAGAACAGGTACAACGATATCTCCACGAACAAACGATTCTGTGTAGGTATTGACAGGGCAAAGATGCGGCTGTATGATGTAGAACAGTCCGCACAAAACAACCTCCTTGACTCTGGTCAGGGAGATGACGAAGAACAAATTGACATCGTAAAACGATTCAATTCCAAGAAAACATTCGCTGAACTAAAGTATTAATTATGGCACAAGGATTCGCAGACAAAGTA